GGTGGTGGGCGGCCCGCCACCGCCGCCACCGCCAGGCCAGCCACTGCAGATACTGGGCCTTATCCGTACTAGACACGGCTGGTCTCGATGATGTCGGCGAGCCGCGAACGTCGCCCACACCCAGCGGCACCGGGCCAAATAACGCGCCCAGAGTCGGGATTAGGGGTCACGGCTCCGACCTGCCGATAGGGGGCAGCATCGAGTGTCGGCATTCCCACCGCACCTTGCGGTCTAGCGGCGCCTTGTCCTCCCGTCCGCGACTTGGCCGCGACCACGTTCCACCGTCCGAATAGGCGACGGGAAACCATCCCGCAGCTCGCAAGGATGCGCCCGACTCGGAGTCGAGAATGAAGGTCTGTGCCTTCTCGTAGCCGAGCGTCAGAGCCTGACGGCAGACGGCACCATAAAGGGAAGAGCAGGCGTTGGGAGTGCCGTCTGTGCAGACTCGCACGGCTTCCACGATGCGCCGCTGGTCGGTCATTCTGGCGAGCGGACGTCCCACGATTGCCACGCCGACTACCGTCCCGTCTGCCAGCGTTACCGCCGTTGACCAGCGATGACCTTGCGCCTTCTTATGATGACGGTGTAGCCGCTCCACAAACGCGTTGGCATCCCGAAGTTCGCAGGGTCGGATATTGAGGCAGCGTGGATAACGTCCCACATAGTCGGCGTTAGCGGGCATGGTGACCGGTCTCCGCGTCCGTGGCACGAACGATCCGCCATGCATACACCGCGGCCCGGATCCGGCCGATTCGGCGGCGACCGCGAAGGCGACGGTAGGCGGCGAGCACACGGGGCATCAGTGGTGGACCTTCTATCCATCCGATGAGGTCGGGATCCGGGTTGTAGGGCGGCGGCGGCGGGCCGACATGGTCGGCGTTCGGGGTCATGGGCGGTTGTCCTCCAGTTGGCGGACCAGGTCGTCGGCCCTATCGAGGGCGTGGGCGTTGACCGGGGTGGGCTGGCGCAGGTATTGGACCCAGGCGTTCCATTGGTGGTGGGCGGCCCGCCACCGCCGCCACCGCCAGGCCAGCCACTGCAGATACTGGGCCTTATCCGTACTAGACACGGCTGGTCTCGATGATGTCGGCCGCCCGGTCGCGGCAGCGCTGGCAAGACACGGTTGCCATGGCGGGCCATCCGTCCATCGGCCATGCTTCGGGGCAGATCACGGCGGCGAGGGCCACGACGGCTCGCTCGTAGTCCGCATAACCGGGGTTATCGGGACTAGGCACGACCCAGATCCCTGGCGTTACCGAGAAGCGTGTGTGTCACGATGGCCCGGACGGCTTGGCAGACATCGCAATTCTCCACCTTTCTCCGATCGGGAAAGTCGCCTCCGTCGTGGTGGAAGGTCCTGTTGGTCTTGTGACCGCATCGCAGGGCGAACTCCCAGACATCAAGTCGTTCGGGGAATCGGCGGTTCATCTTTTCGGATTCTTCGAATATCGCCCGTAACCTGCTCGCCTGTTCCGGTGTCAGGGGCGGCCAGCGATCCACATCCTTCTGGACAGCTACCATCATTCGTTCGCGTTCTTCCTCCAGCCTCAACCAGCGACGAAGATCCCTATCCGGACTAGCCATTGTTGGTCACGATTGCTCGAACAAGGTCATGGCGCTCTTCGTCGGCCAGACGACAGATCGCCAGCTTGGTCTCATGCTCACTGAGCCCGAAGTACTCGCGTAGAAGAATCTCCTCGAAGGTCGGCCAAGCCGGGTTTCGCTGTCGGTACATGTCGTGCTCGATCGCTCGGAGCACGCCGTACTCATGTTCAACTCGGCGGCGTTCGGATCGTTTCTTCTGGCGTGCACTCTGGGCCTGGAACTCACTGAGCATCTTGCCCATTCGCAACTACATCCTGGTAATCCGTTGAGCAGGATGTAGATAGCCGGTAGGTGGCCCGAGCGGTTCGGGTAAGGAACCCGGTCCTTACCATCGCTTCAAGACTCTCGCGGATAATCTTTCGTCGGCCGACAGCTATCTGTTGGTCCGATGTCAACTGACGAACGCGGCTACTGGCGTGGCTGGCCGAACGACGATGCCTTTCCGCAATGCGGGCCGCCGCGCCCGGGAGGATCACCAAGCCGGTGATCCTCCCGTTCAGCTCTTCGACGGTATGCGGTCGCCCGTCGGCCATGATCGTGTCAAGGGCGAGTCGCAGTCGGGACTTAGGCAGCGGCATCGCCGTAGATGTCCTCGATCATGGTTTGCAGGCCGGCAGCAAGTTCATGAACCCGGTTGAGTTGGTCGTGGATCTCTTCGACGGTTTTACCGCTGGCGTAGGCGGCTTTTACGACCTCGCTGAGATCGACCGATCGCAGTTTGGTGAGCATGCCCACGAACCGGGTGTACTGCTGGGCGATCTTGGCGTTCTGGTCATCGGCTGCGGTCGCGCCCAGCTCGGCTCGCTCCGCTTCGACAATGGCAAGCTTGTCGTCCTCTGACCGGGCCTCACGGACGGACTTGGCGAGATCCTGGACTTTGGTGGGCTTTAGTTTGGCGTCCCGGGCCAGTTCGGTCAGGGCCACGAACACCTTGTCGAGGTCGACGTTCGCCAGCTTCTCCAGCACCGAATCGGGGATGGTGTCGATGCCGGTCACATGGTTTTGCCGGGCCCGGTTCCGTGCTTTGGCGACGGACCGTTTCTCGGCGACAACCCGCTCGGGCAGATTGGCGCGGGCCGCGGCTTCTTTGATGGACATCCCTTCTTCGACCAGTCCCACTGCGCCCTGTACGAGGAAGTCGTGCGAGGCTCGCCGACCGTGTCGGGCGTTGGCTTCGATGCAGAGTTGGCGGGCGGTCGCCTCGTCGCAATCGATGACCAGGGCGCCGATTTCTTCTCGTCCGGCGGCGATGGCGCTGGCGGTGCGTGTGTAGCCGTCGACGGGGAAGTATTTGGAACCGGGCCGGTCCTGCCACAAGATGACCGCCGGGAACGGGTCATCGCGAAGCCAGGCGGCGGTGTAGTCATCCATGGTCTGCTCGGGAACCTCGGTGTCCTCGCGGTTCTGCAGGCCGTAACGGCCACCCCCCGACAGGTCGATGACATCGATTCGAACGGTCTCCTCACGGAAGGTGACCAATCGACGTTTCAGGTCCTTCCCATCCATTGCTGTACCTTTCTCTACGGCCCGCCCGGTGGCGGGACAATCTCTACGGCCCGCCGCCGGCGGGTTTGAAACCTCGGGCTTCGGGCAGGCGGTCGTACAAGTCGTCTGGTGGCCGGTCGTCGCGTGCCGCAACCGGTTTGCGCGATCTGGTTCCCGGGCCGGCGGGCCGTGACGCCGGCGGTTGCGTCTCGCCCGGGGCAGTGGGCGGGGCCGGCGCCGGCCCGGGAAGCTGTACGGGGGGCTGTTTGTGGGCGTGGAAGGCGGCGTCGGTGGGGAAACGTTCACCGCAACTACAGGTGCGCCACTGGTCGCCGGGTTCGGCTACCAGCTGGTGGTGGTCCTCGACCGGGCGGCTGCGCTCCCCGAGGTCGCCGGCGCTGGCAGCCCTAGCATCCTGTCCGGCGCTTTCCGATATCAGAGTGTCATCCCGGTCGAGGACTTCGCTGCCGTCGCCTTCGTAGTCGACGGGGATGTCGGCGGGCAGTTTTTCGATCCCGGAGCGGCGCAATCCGAGACTCAAAGCGCATTTGGCGAGCATGACGGTCGGCATTTGCGCCCAGGTGTCGAGGAGTTTGCCGGTCTTGTCGTGCTGGCAGAATTCGGGCCAGGGGGCGGTCCCGTTGACCGGGACGACGTCGCCGAGAATGTGGATCAGGTAGCGGGCGGCCCTCGGGTAGCCGCCTTCGTCTTCGCAGTCCCAGGCGTCGATCCAGATGCGCTGGCCGTCGCGGTCGGTCCATTTTTGGCGGGGGCCGGTGTAGTGGGGGCCTTCGATGCCGATGACTTTGCCGGTGCGCCGGGCCATGGCCATGCGGCCGTCGATGGTGACCTGGGGCCGGTAGACGGTCCGGCCGAGCCGTTTGTCCCACCGGTCGATCAGAACGATTTCGGGCGGGTTGGAGAACGGGGTGAGACCCAGGTGGTGGGCGGCTTCGGCGAAGTAGTCGAGGTCGAGGCGGCTGGCGTTGGGGGCGAGTTTTTCGGCCAGGACCCGCCACCGGTCGGACTGGCCGGCGGGGCGAACCACGTCGGGAACGGTGGTCATGCGGCGGGCGGGATGGGTTCGAGGGCGTCCTGGATGTCTTCGAGCCGGAAGCGGAGTTGTCCGGAGGGGAGGCGGATGTGGGTGACTTTGCGGGCGAGGGCCCAGCGGCGGATGGTTTCGCGGCTGACGCCGAGGAGGTCGGCGGCTTCGCTGGTGGATAGCAAAGCTTCGCTTGGCATAGCGTTCAGTTTATAGGATTATGCTACGTGTGGCGCAAGGGCCACGTTATGCACAGGTTGGTTGTGGATTTCCGAGGTGACCTTGTCTGACTTGTGGACTCTGTGGTATGGTGTGGCGTAATGAGTGCTGCGAGAGCGAAACCCCGCCGGCCGGAGGACACCTTCGGCGCCCGGCTGGCGATCATGCGCCAGGCCATGGGCGGCTGGAACGTCAAAAAAACCGCCGATTTCTGCGGGTTCGACGACCAGGCCTGGCGGAACTGGGAATCCGGCCGGACCCTGCCCCGCGACTACGTCCGGATCTGCCGGCAGCTGGCCGACCGGCTCGGTTTCGACGTCACCTGGATCGCCCTGGGCGGCCCGCTCGACACGCCCTCTACCAAATGGTATTCGCCGCTGGAGGTCGCAGCATGAGCACCGTCGGCGACCTGTTGCGGCCGGTATGGGTCCGTCAGGCCCGAGCGGCCCGCCGGGCTGGCTTCACCGAAGACGACTTCGTCGAAGCCATGGGAGGCGACGATTTGAAACCGGAGGTGCGGGAGGAACTGCGCTTGTTGTGGCAGGTGGAGTCATGAGACGGGTCGACGTGTACCAGGACGGCGAGCCGGTCGGCCTGGTCGGGACCATCGGCCGGCACCACGACATCGTCTGGGGCTGCTCCCTGTGCGGCGCCGACGACGACCTGGCCCGCGGTTGGGGCGAGGCCCTGGACGGGCTGCTCGACCACTTGGACAGCGAGCACAATACGGCAGCGGGCGGGGACCGACCGGGAGGTTGACCCGTGTTGTTGACCGACGCTGTCTCCGTCTATGTGTCCGATCGTCGCCTCAGGGGCGAGATCGGGGTTCGTACCGCCGGCCAGCTGGCCTGGCGGCTGGGCACTCTGTGCGCCTGCCATCCGGGTCTCGACGTGGTCGAACTCGACCGCGACCGGGTGCTGGAATGGCAGCGTACAACGGGCTGGCAGCGGCCGGCCTCCCGGCGCGCTTACCTGTCCACCCTGAAAGTGTTTTGTGTCTGGGCGGCCGACGCTGGCCTGTTACAGCATGATCCGACCGTCCGCCTGGCCCGCATTCGCGAACCGCGTCCTTCGCCGCGGAATCTGTCGGAATCGGAGATGGCCCGTCTCACCCTGGTGCTACCGGACGACCGGGCCCGGCTGATCGTCGGGCTGATGCGCCACGGTTTGCGCTGCTGCGAGGTGTCCCGGTTGACGGCCGCCGACTACGACCCGGGCGGCCGGATCTGGGTGTGGGGCAAAAACGATCAGCATCGCCGGGTGCCGGTGCTGCCCTGGTTGTCGGTCCTGTTGGACCGTCAGGTTTCCGTCCGGCCGTCGGGTCCAATGGTCGGCCTGTCGGCCGAACGGATCTCCCGGCTGGTGTCGGGGTGGATGGACCGGGCCGGGGTCAAGGTGGCGCCCAAGGATGGCCGGTCGGCGCACGCCATCCGTCACACGGCGGCTGGGCGCGTGTTGGCCGGGTGCGGGAACGTGCATACTGTCAAAGATTTTTTGGGGCACCAGTCGTTGGCTACCACCACCCGGTATTTGCCTGACACCCCGGAAGAGACCATGCGGGCCGGTATGACCGCTGGCCGACTATGAGGAAGGGGCGAAAAAAGGGATGACAAAACAACTGGTGATGGCCGCGCTGGTGGCGGTCGGGTTGTTGGCGGGTTGCGGGACGGTCCGCCATGATGCCACCACGGCGACCACCGTCGCTGCGGTGGATTACGGCCGCGAGTACGCGTCGATCGTCGATCCGCTCGACGATCAGGCGGTCCGGACTATCCGGTCGTGGTCGGCCGACACCGACCATCCGGCCGACCCGGCCGGGGTGGTGGCGGTCATGGCCGTCGACGCCGAACCGTTGGCCCAGGCCTACCGGTTCGCGGATGTGGCCCTGGCCTCCCAAACCTGGCCCGACCTGATCCAGGATCAGGTGCGGGGCATGTTGGCAGACAACCGAACCGTGACCGTGGACATCGAGAACTTGAACGGTCAGACGGTCGGCACCCTCGACGCTTGGGCCCGGCAGGTCGATTCGGATCTGACCAAAGCCCACCGCGACGATATTGCTATCCGGAACCAGCTCGGCGTCGCCCAACGCCAGCCGCCGCCCGCCTGAACCGTCTGGGGCACGAAAACAAACGCCCCAGCCGGTTAAGGCTGGGGCGTTCGGGGTTCTCGTCGGCGGGATGCCGATTTTATTCGTTTTTGTCGTCCTGGTCGTCGCGTTTTTCTTGTTCGCGTTCGGCGCGCCGTAGCGCGAAGTAGCGGGAGGAGATCTCGTTGGCCAGCTGGTCGTTGTCGAGGCCGGCCAGGTGGTCGCGGTCGGCTTTGGTTTTGTCGGATGCCATGTGGTTTTCCTCCGGTCAGGCCCCGGGCGGGTAGCTATCGGGTTTGGGCGCCGCCGCCGGTGCGGCCGGTTCGGGTGTGGCCGGCGGGGCCGGGCGGTTGGGTACCAGGTAGACGCCGGCCGCGGTCGCCAGGCCGATGCCGATGGCCGTCCACTGGGCGGCGGTGCCCGAGATCAGGCCCTGGGTGATGGCCAGGGAGGCCGCCCCGGCCAGGGCCACAAGAAATTTTCTGATCAGGGTCCAGGTCATGGTGGTCTCCTGTTCAGCGCACCAGGGCCGCCAGCAGGACGGCGACCAGGCCGCCGGCCACGCCGATGACGGCGCCGGCCACGGCGATCCACAGGTTGCGGCGATAGTTCTCCCGTTGGGCGACCAGGCTTTCCAGGTGGGCCAGGCGGGCCTCCAGGGCCTGTTTGGTTTCCTCCAGGGCCCGCGGGTCGATGATGACGTTCAGGCGGGCTTCCAGGCGGTCCAGGCGGCGGCCGAGCTCGCCCGGGGTGGGCTGATCGGTCACCGGCCGCCATCCGGCTTGCCGGCTATTGGGGGGTGCCGAGCAGCTGGCCCCAGGTGTGGGTGCCGATGATGCCGTCGGCGCCCAGATGGTGCTGCTGCTGGTATTGGACGGTCCGCTGGTGGGTTTGGGGGCCGAAGATGCCGTCGGCGGCGAGACCGCCGAGCAGGGTTTGGGCGGAGCGGACCGACGGTCCGGTCGATCCTTGTTGGAGGACTGGCAGGTTCACGGTGCACCATCCTTGGGTGGGCGGCGGCGGCGGTGGTGACGGTGGTGGGGGTGTGGGGCGGGCCGGGAAGAAGGTGTCGGTGACGACCGATTCGTCCCACTGGCCGTCATGGTCGACCCATTGGGTGGCGTCGGCGGCCGGGTACCCGCAGGTGTCGGGGTGGCACAAATGCTGGTCGCCCCGGTAGTGGGCCGACCAGACCAGCAGGCTGTCGCGGGGCCGTCCGACCGCGGCGAGCAGGCTGGCGACATTCGACGCCGAGGTGTACAGGACCGGTTTGGTGGTGTTGCCGGGGGTCCAGGCGGCCAGCCAGGCGGCGGCCTGGGCGTCGGTGGCGTCGCCGGTTTCGACGTCGAGACAGTCGGCGTGGCCGTCGGCGAACACGCTGATGGACAGATGGCGGGCGGCCGGGTGGGCGGCCACCACGGCCGGATAGGTGGCCCAGTGGCCGTTGACGTAGCCGGCGTAGGCGTCCAGGCCGGCGGGGATGGCGGCCACGTCGATACTGTCGCCCATACGCAAGGTCATGGCTGCTCCTAGGTTCCGTCGGTGGCGTCGAGAATGCCCAGCTGGACCCGGATCAGGGCGTTGACCTGGCGGGTGAGAGCCTGGATTTGGGCGGCGGCCTGCGCCGGCGTCGGCGTGGCCAAAGCCAGGAAGGTTTGGTTGTTGGTGATGGCGGTGGCCGCTTTGCCGGCCAGCACACCCCAGTTGGCGGCCATCGGGGCCAGCGGGTCGGCGTCGCTCATACGGTCGGGAAGGTGAAACAGACAATATGGTTGGTGGTCGACCCCGCCACAGGGGTGACCACCCCGGCCGGGGTGACCGTCCCGTAGCCGAAGGCGGCGTTGGCGACCGTGGCGTAATACCATTGCAGCGACGGCCGGTACCCGGACGGCAGCGTGAAAGCGGCCAGGTTGATGGTGCCGCCGGTGATGATGCCGCGCACGTAGACAACCCGGCCGATCAGGATGTACCCGGGGGCGACCCCGCCGGCCGTCCACGAGTTCGTGAACGAGCCGACGTTCGTCCAGCCGGTGTCGCCGTACAGGAAGGCGGTGTCACCGTTGGCGCCCAGGTTGGTGTTCCAGTCGGTGTTGGTGACGGTGTAGCCGGCGGCCCGGTCCACCGGGGTCGTCCACGTTCCGGGCATAGGCGCCCCCTCCTTTTAGAAGAACAGGTTGGTGTCGACGCCCAGCTGGCTGGTGCCCAGGATCCACGGTCGTTGCGGCGGCAGCGGTGTCAACTGGAGTTCGGCGTTCCAGTCGCCGCTGTCGGGGTAGACGTGAAAGTTGACGCCTTCGACGTTGGCGACCTGGGCGAAAGCGGCGCCGGCCCCGGGCACCTTGTGCCGGTTGAGGGTGACCACGGTGCCGATCTCCAGGCCGAGCAGCACCGAAGCGAGGGCGCCGGTGGTGTCCGACACGGATCGGATAGTGATCTGCCGGACCCGGGGTTTGGGGGCGGCGAACTGGTTGAGGAGCCAGTGGGCGTGGGCGTCGCTTTCGCCGTCGCTGGTGTTCAACAGGCCGAACAGTTGCATGGTGCGGGCCCCGTACTGGCCGACGCCGGTGCCGGCCTGGCGTTGCTGGCCGCCGTTGCGTTGCACCACCACCTGCTGGTAGACGTCCTGGGTGTCGGTGGCGACCTGCGGGCTGGCCTCGAACGGGTATTCACCCGGGTTGTCGCCGAACGTGGCCGTCGAGGTGACCGTGGTGTACACGGTGCCCCGATCTTTGAAGGCGACATGCCCGGACGTGTCCACATACAGGAGGCCGCCTTCGGTCTGTTCCACCTGTTGCAGGTAGGACAGGACGGTGGTGGACGTCGACGACGCCGACAGTTGCTGCATCTGGGAGTGGCCGGTGTCGATGCTGCCGGCCGGTATGGACAGGACGGTGCAGATGTCGCTGATCCGGGCCCCGGACAGTTCGAGCGGCGGCCATTTCGCGGCGGCGTAGTGGTTGGCGACCTGGGTGGGCGTGTACAGGCTGTTGGAGATGGCCACGTGAGCCAGGGTGCCGTACATGGCCGCCGCGTACGCTACGTCGGACCGGCTGGCGATGGCGCCGCCGAGGTTCTGGGCCCCCGCGGTAGCGCCGGTGCCGGGCGTCGAAGAGGCGACCTGGGTGCCGTCCACGTACAGGATGAGAGCGCCGCTGGTGTGGTTGCAGGTGGCCACCAGGTAATGCCAGTTGCCGTCGCAGACATTGGTGGTCGAGGTGAGGGCGGCCACGTTGTACACGCCGTGGAAGGCGGGATGCCCGGACGTGTCCACATACAAGGCGACACCGTTGGCGGCCGCGTCCATTTGGGTCCACACATACGAGTTGGCCGGCGGGTTGGCCGTCAACAGGACCCACGCCTCGAGGCTGACATCCTGGGTGCCGTCGATAACCACGGCTCCGGACGGCACATACCCGTAGGCGGTGGCACCGGTGCCGGCCGTGCCGAACTGGACGGCGGTGTCGTACTGGTCGAAGAACGGCCCGGTCACACCCAGGATCGGTGCGCCGGTGTACGGCCCGTTGCTGCCACCGAACAGGGTGCCGTAGTCGAGGGCCATGGTCGACCCGGGCGGCTCGTTCAGGTAGTACCACAGGTTGTTGCCGGGCGTGGTGGCCTGGTAGTGGGTGGTGGCCAGGAAAGTGTTTTGCAGGTAGCCGGACAGGTCCATGCAGGACAGGGCGACCGTCGAATAGTTGGGCGCCGTCCACTGGGTGGCCCACACGTCGGTGACCCCGGTGAAAATCGGGTAGGTGACGGCGTTCTGGACGGCCTGGACCCGGATGGGCCGGCCCGGGGTCACATACGGGGTGTACGGGCCCGACGTGTTCCACGGGTCGTACCGGCCGGCCCGGTTGTCCAACGTCAGAGAGAGGGTGCCGGTTTGTACCCGGTCGGTTTCGTGCTGGCGGCCCCGGTTGGTGTCCAGGTTGGAGCGGACGTCAGCGGTGATGTCGGTCCACACGTTGACCGCGCCGAGCGTGCCGGGCGGGCTGGCGACCGTGGTAATAGAGGCCGAGTCGTCCCAGGCGTGGTTCTGGAATGCGATCAGCACCTGCCATTGGGGTTGCCAGGTGGCCATCGGTCAACTGGCGCGGATGCCGAGCGGGCGGCGCTGCTGCTCTCGGAGCAGCTGGGTCAAAACGACGTTGCCGAGGGTTTTGCCGTCCAGTTCGAGCACCACGGTGATCCCGCCACCGGAGCTGGCCCCGCCGGCTCCGACCACGTATTCGTTGCGGCCGGACGTGTTCAACGCCAACGACAGCCCGGGCGGGAGGATGCCGCCCTGGTCGTACCAGCCGAACGCCAGCTCGTGCTGCCAGGCCGCCGACGGCCGGCCGTACCGTTCGGCGATGTAGTTCAGGAAGCCGGTGATCTGGCCGGCGGGGGTGTTGGGGTCGCCGCCGTAGGTGTAGTACTCGAGGGGGCCGTTGATGAACTGGGCGATGCCGTACGCGCCGGAAGACGGGTTTTTGGCGTTCAGGGACCAGCCGGCTTCGCGCATTTCCACCGCGTTCAGGGCTTGCCATTCGGGGCCGGTCCAGCCGCGGGCGGCGGCCATTTGCATGGCCAGCCCGGCCACGCCGGCCTGAGCTCCGGTGATCATGACCCCGGCGACGCTGCCGACGAACTGGTTGGCGGCGGCGATGGTGTTGGCTTTCTGTTTCAGCAGGCCGATGCCGACCCCCAGTGCGAGGTCTTCGCCGATCTGGATGGTCAGTTTTGACGGGGACTGGGATTGGGCCGCGAAGTGCATGGCGTGGATGGCGTTGGAGATGAGCAGGTTAGCCTGGGCGACCACCTGGTTTTGCGAGGCGGACAGGCCGACACCGACCCCGGCGCCGAGATCTTGGCCGACCTGGGCGCCGGACTGGGTGGACCGGTACAGGACGGGGCCCATGTAGTTGGTGGGGATACGACCGAGGACGGGTCCCATGTAGCTGTCGAAGGCGTTCCCTAACGCCTGGGTGAACACCTGGGCGGTTTGGGCGCCGGAGTGGGTTGTCCGATCCAGGACGGGTCCCATGTAGTTGGTGGGGACCCGGCCGAGGACGGGTCCCATGTAGCTGTCCAATCCTTGGGCGATACCGCGGGTCATGGCCCAGGCGGTTTTGTCGCCGGCGTTGTGGGCGGCCTCTTGCATGATGGCCTGCTGTTTGTTGATGCCGTCTTTGACCCCGCTGACGGTGTTGGAGCCGATCGTGTCGCCCCAGTGGGTGGCGTCGGTGGCCCAGCCGGTCATGGTCTTGTCGAAATCTTCGTGAGCGCCTTTGACGGCGTCGTTGGCGACCTTGAAATAGTGGCCGACGAACGGCAAATGTGAGGCCGCGCCGAGGATGGCCTGGACGGCGTCAAAGAAGCCGTCGCCGAGGACCCGGATAAAGGTGAGGATACCGGCGACGGCCATGCCGGTGATGAACTTGATGCCGGCCCACACTTTGCCCCAGTTGGTGAGCAGCAGGTAGACGGCGGCGCCGACCAGGGCGGCCACGCCGATGATGGCCAGCATGGGGGCGGCGGCGGCGATGGTGGCGGCCGCGGCGGCGATCATGTTGATGGTGTAGGCGGCGATGGCGACGACCAGGACCCCGCCGACCACGCTGGCCACCAGCAACGCCACGTCTTTGTGTTTCTGGAACCAGGTGACGGCCTGGCCGACCCATTTGACGACGTTTTCGATGACTGGGATGAGCTGGGTGCCCAGTTTGATGGCCATCACTTCGACAGAAGCTTTGGCTTCGGCCAGTTTCTGGTTGAAATCTTTTTGGACGTCCGACCAGCCCTGGACGTTGCCTTTGGCGTCGGCGGTGGTCGTCGAGATCGTTTTGACGTTCCCCTGGAAGGTGTCGGCGCTGGCGCCGGTCAACTCGAGAGCGGCCTGCATGCTCTTGGTGCCGCCGACCATGTCGGCCAGGGCACCGATAAAGGTTTGCTGGGCGGGCGGCAGGTTGGCCAACACTTTTTGGAAGTCGGTCGTTTTCCCGGCCGATTTTTGGAGGGCGTCGATCATGACGGTGCCGGCCGGCCCCATTTTGGCCTGGATGGCGTCGGTCAAAATTTTGAGGGTGCCGGTGAGGCCCCGTTCGCCCAGATGCGACGAAATGTCCACGGCGTTCAGGCCGAGACCTTTCATTTCGGTGGCGGCCTTGGCGGACGGGTTCGACAGTTGCAGGATGGTTTGGCGCAGGTAGGTGGCCGCGTCCGCGGCCGGGGTTCCTTTCGAGGTCATGGTGGCCATGGCCCCCAGCACCTGGCCGAGAGAGATGTTGGCCGCCGACGCCGCGGGCAGCACCGACGCCAGAGCGCCGGCCAGGTCCTGCATGTGCGTTTTCCCGGCGGCCACGGTGGCCACCAGCTGGGAGGTGACGGTGGCGGCCTGGGAGGCCGGCAGCTTGTAATCGTTCAGGGCGGTGGTGACGGCGTCCGCGACGGTGCCCAGATCGGCGGAGCCGACTTTGGCACCCTCGGCGGCGGCCTGTAACACGTTCAGACCGGAGGCGCCGTGGTAGCCGGCCGATTCGATCATGTACATGCCCGAAGCCAGCTGGCTGGTCGACTCGCCGACCTTGGGGGCCATGGCCAGGATCCCGTCGGACACTTTTTTGATGTTCGCCTGCGACTCGCCGGCCCCCGTCACCAGGCTGGTCATCGACTCCTGGAAGTCGCCGGCCATTTTCACCGAGGCCACGCCCACGGCGGCGGCGCCGCCGGCGATGGCGGCCATGGCCAGGCCCCCGGTTTTGGCCAGCACCTGGCTGGTGCTGGTGTGTTTCTTCTCGAGCTTGTCCAGCTCGCCGCGGGCGATCCCCATTTTGGCCTGGAAATCGGCGATCGTCGCTTTGAGGGTGACGAAAACGGGGAGTTCGCCGGCCATCGGTCAGCCCGACCGCCAGACCCGGTTGAACGCCTGGACGCTGGCGACTTCGATGGCGGCTTCGCCGGCCGCCTCGCCGCGGGCCATGTACCCGTATTTTTTTTCTTGTTTGGCGGCGTACAGGTGGACGCGCTGGCCGCGGGGGCCGACCTTCAACTGGTAGGTGTGCAGGCCGGTCTGTTTGACGTGCCGGGACGGGGCGATGGACGCTTTGAGCAGGCCGGGCACGGGTTTGTCGTAGGCGGCCCGCACGTTTTCGCCGGCCTTGCGTCGGCGGACCAGCTGGGATTGGGTGGCGACACCTTTGGCCCGCAGCACCGGGGCGGCCAGGCGGGCCTCGCGGCGGACGGCCCGGCCGGCCTGGCGTAACGCCCACATGGCCGCCCTGGGCATTTTGGCCTGCCGGTTCCGGATGCCGTTCACGGCCGGAGCGGTGAACGCCGAGATGGAGATCCCGTCAGGCACGCGCCGCGGCCCTCTGCTGGTCGTCGGCCAGTTTGGTGTACCGGCCGTGTAACACGATCAGGTCGTCGACCAGCACCGCGGGCAGGTCGTCGTGTCGGTCGAGCGGGGTGTGGAACACCGTGGTCAGGAGGTAGGCACGTAGGAGCGGTTCACGGATGTCGCCGCCACCGCGGGCGAGAGCGCTGGCGACACCGTAGACGCGGAGGTAGGGGCTTTTGGGTCGATGTCCGGCGAATAATCGGGCACCAGCCCCTGTTGCAGTTCCCGGCACCGTCTGAGCAGGACGTCCATGCTGCCGGCGGCCAGTTCGAGAAGGGTGGCGTCGTCGACGGGACCGAACGACCATTCCTGAACCAGGCACAGGACCAGGGCGTCGCTGACCAGGTCGTTCAGTTGCATGTACTCGCCGGCCAGGAAACGGGTGTCCGGTTCCTGCAATGTGGTGCCATCCGGTTGGACCGAAACTTTTTGGGGCAGCTGCGAACTTTTGGCGGACAGATCGGCCATGGCCGCGATATAGCGGCGCCGTTTCCGTTCCGGCACCTCGCGGGGGTCGGCCAGAACCGCCCAACCGCCGTTGGGCAGCTCAATTCTCACTGGCCGGGCTCTCCTCGACCACCGGTACCGGTTCGGCCGCCGCCTCGGCTGCCGGTTCGGCCGGCGGCTGGTCGGCAGGCTCGTCTTCGGGTTGCTCGAGCGCGGGCTGGTGGCCTTGCAGTTCGTCGTTTGGTCCCGGTTCGGGTGCGCCGGGAACAGGCTCGGTTTCGGGTTCGGGGGTGATGTCGGTCACGGGTTGCTCCTTCGGTGGGCGGCCACGCTTCGCCATTATGGTGTGGTCCTTACTGGTAGGTGCCTGTCGCCAGCGTGTTCTTCAGCACCGACCGGGACGGCGAATAGCCGCCGCCGGCGGTGTTGGCATCGGTGGTGTTGCTGACCGCGGTGACCGGGCCGCCGACCTCGACATAGCCTTTGCCGCCGGTAAGGTTCGGGGTCCAGCCGTCCACGAACAGGCATTTGGTCATTTGCAGGTTGAAATACGATTGGGTGGCGCCGGTGCCGTTGACCAGGGTGAACGACACCGGGATGGGCGCCCCGTTCAGAAAGAAGTTCAGGTTGGTGTCGTCTTCGTAGGTCAAGTTCAAGTTGCCGGTGGTCGAGAGAGGTCCGGCCCAAACCACGGTGGCCTGCTGGGAGCCGTCCAACGTTTGGATGGCCTCGATGGCGTCCCGTTTGATGGTGAAATCGGCGGTCAGGGTGTTCGGCACGGTCACCGAGTTGATCGAGGTGGCGGCCTGCCAGGCCCCTTGCGGGGCGACCGACGTGAAGGTGGGGGTGTAGTTGGCGACCACCATCGATTCGAGGCTCATCCATTTCGACGTGTACGACAGGTTGGTGGCGGGATCGAATTTGATTTGCACTTCGGAGCATTTGGCGCCCGGGAACAAGCGAACGTTGCCGCCGTTGTACACGAACAGCAGCATCGGGGTCGGCTGGCCGTTCGAGGCCGCCGTGTTCATGCCGGCGAAGGTGTGCGAGTTGGGGGTGCCGGCGCTGAAGTCGACGGCGCCGTACACGCTGCCGAGGACGAACCCGAAGGCGTCGGTGAACACGTCGCCGTCGATGCCGACTTCGGCGTGGGCGGTGGCCGGCACACTGTTGTAGGCGGCCACGTTCGAACCCCGAAAGCCGGTGTCGTCGATGTAGACGATGTGGTCGGTTGGGGTGGCGTTGGTGACCGGGATCCACGCCGCCGGGCCGAGACTGGCGGTGAGCTGCCAGTAAATGGGGGTGTTGGCCGGGTGGGCGTTCGCAATAGCGGCGACCGTCAACGTCGAGCTGCCGCCGCCGGCGGTCACCGTAGCCGTCTCGGATTTGGTGCCGTCCACGATGTAGACGGTGCTCGAGGCCGGCACCACGGTCCCGGAGACGGGCAGGCTGGTGGCGGCGGCGGCCACCGAGGCGGTCAGATAGGTGGGAGCGCCGGCTTTGGCGAAACCGACCCACGCCCGGAAACTAGCTATCGGCACCTGTCACTCCTTCCTCTTCGGCCGCGGCCGCGGCCGCCGGTTCTTCCGGTGGTGGTTCGTCGACCGGTTCGTACGGTTTGGCGGCGTCCGGGTCGGCCGGGTCGGCAAACAGGGCGGCCGCCGGGTTGGTGTCGGCGGTGACCATCTCCCGGGGTCCGATGGTGACCGGTTCGTGTTCGCCGTCGCCGGGTATTTCGATGTCGCCACCGGTGATGTTCACATAATCGGGCAACCTGGGCTCCTCAATAGGTCAGCAGGGTGGTTATGACATGGATGTCGAACGGCAGGCGGGCCAGGATGTTGCCGGAGTTGTCGAACTCGTAACGCAACTGGCCGGCCAACGTCAGGCCGGTTACCGTCGACCCGTCCACACCGAGAGTGGGGTCGGTTCGCAACACTTGTTGGACGCCGGCGAACAGGGTGAGGGTGCCGTTGCGGGCGGCCTGGACGTTCACGTCGCCGTACCAGGCTTCGGCCACGCAGTGGATGTCGAACTCTTCGAACATGGACGTGTTGCCCAAATAGTTGAGGGATTGGTGGAGGTCGACGGCGTCGTACTGCTGGTTTTGCCATTCGCCGTCGAAACCGACATACACGGCCTGGGTCCACATGGTGTCCCCGGCCGACACCGGCCCGTCGTAGACCCGGACCGGGTCGGCGAACGTCGGGTTCAGTTTCAGGGCCGCGACGAGGGCGTCGCACACCGTCCCGATCCGGGAGGTGACGATCGGCATTACACGTACGCCTCTTGCAGGTAGGAGAGCCCGGTGGCCGGGTCGGTGCCGCGTAACACTTCGATGGCCCGGTTGGGGATGGCGAACGCCATGCCCGGCAACAACACTTCCTCCAGCGCCGGGGTGGGGATGTTGCCGGGACCGCGGGACGTTTCCCACAGATGGTTGACGATGATCCGGGCGGACTGGTTGAACGCGGCCGGCACCGCCGTGCCCCAGCCGGCCGTGTACACGATCGAATACCAGGGTCCCCACCCGTAGAACGGCAGCAGCCGTTTGCGTTGGATGATGCCGTTGGCGGTGTCGACATCCAGGTCGGTGGTGCCCAGCTGCTGGCCGCTGCTGATATCGGTGACGCTGGTGACCGCGATCAGCGGTCGTTTGCGGACGGTGAACTGGATGTTGTTGCACAGGCGGCACCGCTCGGTGATGGTCCGGGTGGTGGCCGGCCCGCCCGTCAACGACTCGATGGCCGAGGTGACGGTGTCGACCATGATTTGCAGTTCGATGTCGTAGGTGGTGGTCGCCTGCGGGATGTTGACAGTGTCTTTGGCGTCCTGCAATGGCAGGACGGCGATCTCGAACGGGTCGTGGACGTCGAAGTCGCCGCGGGTGACCCCGGCGTTGGTGCCGGTGGCGGTGGCCACCCACAGGTAGTGGCCGTTCTGGGTCAGGTCGGGGGAGGCCGGAAGATCCTGGTGGTAGAGGCCGGTGCTGTCATGGGTGGGGGTGTAGGAGGTTTGGGTGGCGTCCGGTTTCTGGACCACCAGGCCGACGGCGGTGGCGTCGGCCAGGGCGCCGTTGACGTCGCGGACGGTGATCGGGATGCGGATGGGTTGACCGTTCGGGTAGCGGGCCATCAGGCCTCCTCGTCGTGGCCGTAGAGGCGGCCCAGCTGTTCGGTCAGGCCGGCCAGGATGGCCTCCAGCTGGTCGCGGGAGACGACCAGGTGCAGGCCGCTGGCCTGACCGGCCAGGCCGGCCAAGTTCTCGGTGACACCGGCCACCTGGCCGATGGTGAACGGCGGCGGCGGTGGCGGGATGATGGCGAAAACCAGGATCTGGGCGGCCGGCCGGGCCTGGCCGGGGGCGGCCGACCGGATCAGGATCGGCCACCAGTAGGGGCTGGTGCCCGGCCGGGGTGACCACAGAACCTGGGCTAGTGGAGGGGGCTGGGTAATGCCGGCCAGGCCGGTGATCTGCTGGCCGAGGACCGGGGCTACGGGGAGGAGACCGGGCCGGATCAGCCCGGCCGGGGCTGGTTGCGGGAAGGACGACGACTGGACGGGCCAGCCCATGATGATGGCCCCGGGTCCGATACCGGGGGTGAGACCGACGACCACAACACCGGGCGGGTTGAGGGCCGGCTGCGGGTAGCCGGCCGACTGGACGTACAGGGGCCACCAGTAGGGCGCGATGCCGGGCGGTGGGGCCCGCAGGATCTGGGCCGCGGCCGGTGGTTGCGGGAATCCGGCCGACTGGACGGGCCAGCCCATGACCACCGCCGGGGCGGCCGCCCCGGGCTGCAAGCCGACGAAGGTTTGGGCGGCCGGCGGCGGTTGTCCGGGACCGGCGGACTGGACGTACAGCGGCCACCAGTAGGGCGATACCCCGGGTGGTGGCGCCCAGCCGACCCGGCCGGAGGGGGGCGGTTGCGGGAACGCCGCCGATTGGACGGGCCAGCCCATGACCACCGCCGCGGCGGCCGCCCCGGGCTGCAAGGCCACAAAGGTTTGGGCGGCCGGTGGGGGCTGGCCGACGGTGGCGGCCTGGATGTACAGGGGCCACCAGTAGGGGCTGGTGCCGGGCGGCGGTCCCGGTGTGGCCGTGACCGAAGGCGGCGGCTGGGCCGGGCCGGCGGACTGGACGTAGATCGGCCACCAGTAGGGTGATACGCCGGGCCGGGGCGCCCACAGGACCTGGGCGGTGACCGGTGGTGGGGGTGGCGGCGGGGTTTGCGGATAGAAACCGCCGGACAGGTTGCCGACCACGATCGGCCACCAGTAGGGCGGGATGCCGGCCGGCGGGGCGAAACCGACCGTCGACACCGGGAACGGCGGGCCGGGCGCCGCCGCCTGAACGGTGGGCGCCCACAAGGGCGGGCCGGCCGGGGCCGGCAGGGTCTGATCGCCCCAGGTGACAACGGGCCGGAACGGCGGGCCTTGCAGGTTGAACGCCGGGCTGCGGGCCGGGGGCAGGCTGTCCGCGGCGGCCACGCCGGGCAGCAGGAAGGCTACCGCCATCAGGTTGGCCTGGACCGCGGCGGCCACCCAGGAGGCGGTCTCGCTGCCCCCGGTGGAGTTCTTGTAGGCGACCGCGACCTGTTCGTTGGTGTTCGGGATGCCGTCGCCGTCGGTGGTGTAACCGGACGGGTTGGTGAGCCCGTTGCCGCCGTCGTCGTTGAACACCTCGACCAGGTATTCGTTGGCCGCCGCCGAGGTGTACGCCGGGCCGGAGGTGGTGCCGCTGACGTTGGCGGCGTTGGCGAACGCCGCCGTGCCGTCCAGGCAGCTGGTGCCGGCGGCCAGGCCGGACACTTCCTGGACCACGATGCCCAGACCGGCCGAGGTGGCCGCCCCGGTCACGGTGGCGGTGATCGTCGGTTTGGTGCCGACGTCGCCGGCCGGGGTGTCCAGCACCCACAGGCCCAGGTAGAAGCCGACACCGCCGGCGTTAGAGGTGTTGCTGGCGATCTGGGTGAAATTGTTGGTGCCGTCGCTGACCCCGGTGCAGCCGGGGGTGAGCGACGATCCCGAGCCGACACCGACCAGGGCGATCAGTTTCGACCCGGACGACAGGTTGGCGGTCGTGAACGTTGTGGCTATCGAGGTGCCGCCGGCCGAGTTCGCCCCTGTGGCCTGCAGATGCGACCAGGCCACCGGTTAGGGGCCTGTCGTTACGGTTCCCGAAACCTCGATCGGTGAGGGGCCGGCGACGGTCGCCACCGCCCGGACCCGGTCGCCGGGCACCCCGGTGGACGAAAAACCGAGACTCCAGGCGGTGACCGGCTGGCCGTGCCGGTCGGTTTGGGGGCCGCCGCCGGTGGCGGCCTGGCACATGGGAAACCAGCTGGCGCCGTCCGGCGAGTACTGCAAGCCGACGGTCAGGGTGGAGGCCGGGGTCAGGGTGTCCAGCCAGGGCGGCCCGGCCGGGCCGGCCCGGTCCACGCTGAGAGCGGCCTGCGAGAACACGGCCACCGTCGTCGACCCCAGGACGGTGGCCCCGACGGGCAGCGATGTTTGCGGGATGGTGGTGGTGGTGGTGGCCATCAGATGTGGGTGACCTCTTCCACGATCCAGGAGTGCAACACCACAATGTTCGACACGCTGGAGGCCGAATAGGTGGCCTGCACCGACCATTTGGCGGCCGCCGAGTTGTCGATGTTGGTGGTGGCCAGAGCCACACCGGGTATGGGGATCTGGGTGACCGCGGTCAGGGTGGTCCCGTACCACAGTTCACCCTGGGTGATGGTGGTGAGGGTGTAGCCGGTCACCGCCGCGATGGCCCGGACGTGGGTGACGGTCCGCATCCGCCACGGCAGGGTGACCGCCCCCGAGGCGGTGGTCAAAGCCACGTTGACGGCCAGGGCGGTCGCCCCGAAATAGGTGCCGAACACCAGGGTGGGGGTGCCGGTGGTGCTGAAACTGCCGCCCGCCTCGGTGCGGATCGTCGACCCCACTTTCAGGTAGTAGGCGGGAATGTTCAACGCCGGGCCGGGCGCGGTGTGGGTGCCGGCCACCAGGTCCTGGGGGCCGGTGAACGTGTCGGAGGTGACCGCCGCGGTCAGCGGGTCGTTCAGCTGGCTGGCATACGTTTCCCGCAAAGCCATCGACGGTCAGCTCACTCGAACCATTCGACGGTGGCCGTAATGCTGTGCGAGGCGGGCAGCGAGGCGCCGGAGCGTTGCACGAACACCATGGGGTTGGCGGTCCCCACGTTGGAGACGACGTCCCACTGGTTGAAGTTCAAGGCCAGACCGCCCCGCGAGTTGAACGACCAGGTCCAGCCGTCCGAAGCGGCCAGGGTGGGCTGCACCGACCAGCCGGAGTCGACGTTGGTGAGCCCCGAGGCGTTGCTGTTCGGGTCGGACCGGTTGGTGGTGGCCGTGGCCGACTGGGTGCCCCGGGCGGTGGCCCGGTTCAGGCCGACGGTCACATCGAAATCGGTGATGGCCCCGCCGGCGTTGTTCACCCCGAACACGACCGACATGATCTTGAAGTTGACGGCCGCGGCCGGGACCAGGGCCACAATGGCGTTACCGTTGGCCAGGGCGGCCGCGCTGGTGACCTGGGCAGTGAAATACGGCATGGTGCTCCTTAGCTGTTGGCGGCTTTCTCGTAGGCGGCTTCCCACCGCCACCAGTTTTTTTCGATGGTCAGCTCGGCGGCCTGGGCCCGGGCGTTCTGGCCCAACTGTTCCCGCAACGTTTCGTCATGGATCAACTCCTCGAGGCGGTCCCGCCACTGGGCGGGCGTGTCGACCAGGAACCCGGTTTTGCCGTCGATGATGAACCCGGTGTACGGCAGCCGGTTCTGGGCGACAATCGGGATGCCGAGGGCGGCCATTTCCAGGGCCCGGATCGGTGTTTTGCTGCGGTTGAACGGCACGTCGGCGGACGGGGCGATAGCGATGTCGAAGTCGATGTTCTTGTAGTAGTGGCCCACATCCGGGTTCCAGTTGGTGCGCCGACACCGGCCGCGCTGGTCTTTCAACAGGGGCGTGAAATCGAACCCGATGCAGTGCAGGTCGATACCGGAATGGTCGGCCAGCAGCCGGTAGAGGACGTCCTGGATGTCGACCATGTCGATCAGGTGGCTGGTGCCGCCCGCCCAGCCGACGGTCAGCCGTTGGCGGCGGGGCCGGACCAGATCGAGCATGCCGGCTTTCACATAGTTGGGCAGGATGACCACGTTGTCGCAGTAGGGGCGGAACACGTCGGCCAGATGTTCGTTGGTGGTGGTGACCATGTCGCACAATCGGACACAGCGCCGCACCGAGTCGCGGACCGTCTCGTCATACAGGTGGGGCAGACCGGACGGGTCGACCTCGAGCATGTTGTCATCGGTCTCGTAGATCAGTTTGGTCTGCCCGACGTACTGTTCGAGCATTTGGGCGCCGGTTTTGCCGGCCGGCCGCTGGAACATGAGGGCGTGGAACTGGGCGGCCTCGTCGACCCGCATGACGTTAGGGGCGGCCGGGTCCCGGACCCCGGTCACATGGCGGGTGTTCGGCTCGAGATGTTTCATGGGCAGCCAGATCCGGTAATAGCTGCTGCCGTCATAGGAGTGCGGGACGGCCCCAAAGGTCATGGTCTGCGGGGTTTTGCGGGTCTCCAGGAAACGTTCGGCGGCCCGGTTCGAGGTGTCGGTGGCGGTCATGCCGGCACCCGTATGACACCGATGCCCATCCAGGTGGCCGGTTCGGTCACGATCTCCTCCTTGCCGCTGGTGTCGAGCGAATCCCAGAACGCTTTGACCTTGCACTGGGGGACGTGCGGATGGTCGCAAATGTCGTGCAGGGCGACGATCCCGCCGGCCCGGACCAGCGGGCTGTACATGTCGTAGTCGGCTTTGACCCCGCTGTAGGTGTGGTCGCCGTCGATGAACAGCATGTCGACCGGCCGGCCTTTCAACACGCCCAGCAGCGCCTGGCGGGTGAGCGGGTCGTGGCTGTCGCCGTAGATGATCTCGCAACCGTGGTCGTTGATGGCCAGCCCGCTGTTGAAACCGGCGCCGGGCAGGTCGACGCCGATGACCCGGGCGCCGAGCTGCTGCCAGGCCCACAGGGTACCGCCGGCGTCGGAACCGACCTCGACGATCACCTCGAGCGGGTCGAGGTCCATGAGAAGGGCCAGGAACCCGGCCAGTTCCCCGCCCTTCTGCAGGGCGTTGTGCGTGAGGATGGCCTCACGCGCCACCGCGACCGGGCGCACCTAGCTGATGGTCAGATATCTGAACGCGGCGGTCGTGCTCACGTTGCTGCCGTAACGCCAGAACATGTACCAGCCGGCCTGGCCGGTGGGCAGCTGGGCGTTGCCGGTGCCTTTCAACATGGGGTCGTACAGCATCGAAACGCCGACCCGGTCGGCGATGATGAACTGGTTCCAGTCGCCGTACAGCAACGTCATCGAGGCCGTACCGGAGGCCGCCGACGTGCCGGTGGTGGTCGAGCTCATGTCCGAACCCTCGTAAACAGGCTGGCCGACCAGGGCGGCTGGGGCGGCGTTGTTCAGGTTGGTCCAGAAGCTGGCGCCACCATAAGTGTCAACCGCCCGGATCTTGTTGATGATCACAATGTTGCCGAGGAAGGCGGCCGCCGACGACTGCCGGAACCGGGCCGGCAGGGTGGCCTGCAAGTTGAGCACGTCGTTGAACCCGCCCGTTGACGCCGTGGAAGCCTGAAAGGCGGTGCCGGTGGCACCGGGCGCCACCCGGGAGCCGGCGCCGAGGGCGCTGACGATCCCCAACGGTTCGTTGCTGGCGGTGCCGGCGCCGGTAGTGAACTTGGCCGACTCCAGGCGATCCTTGGCGTCGGCCAGCAGACCGGGGAGTTGTTCGCCGAAGTTGGTGTCGTCCAACGCTTCGTAAGAACCGAGCACCCAGGCGACCGCTTTTTGGGGGGTGACCTGGATTTGACCCACTGTCGGCGACATGTCGCTGGCGGTGACCGCTTCGGCGATCATCGCCGCCGTGACACCGGCCGAGTTGACCCCCTGCCAGGCGTTCGACGTGGTCTGCACAATGCGACTGATACGACGAAAAGGGTTCGCCGAGGCGTTGTTGGTCAACACTATTTGGGGGTCGAGAATGTAAGGCAGGAGATATCCGCCGCTGGCGTTCGTCAGGTTGATGGCGCGCATCGACATGGGCAGACCATCCAGCCGGGCCTGGCCGGTCATCGGGTTTTCCAGATAGGCCCGGAAGGCGTCTCGATATTCGCGGGAACCGGTCAAAAGCATGTGCTTCGGGACGCCCCGGTCGGCGCCCAGTTCCAGTGCACGCTGGTAGGCCGTTTCCGCGTAGTCGTGCGAAAGGAAATGCTCCTTCTCGTCCCGTTCGATCAGGGTCTGGGCCCGGGCCCGGAGTTCGTCATGGGGGACCAGGTTGTGGGCGACCCGGTCCAGGTCGGCGAACGGGTCGACATTGGATCGGGCGAACATGATGGGCGCCTGACCGTTGGCGGGTTCTTCACGGTTGTCGGGTTCGTCGGCGGTTTGCATGATGCGTCGCAGGTTGGCCTGCCGGGTGCGCTGTTCGACCACGGTCGGTTCGAGCTCGTCGTATGAGGCGATAAGGGTGGCCTGTTCGTTCAGGTCGTCCTCGGTCGGGTCGGCCAGCTCGTCGATCCGCTTCAGCGCGGCCCGGATAGCCACCAGTTCGTTTTCGAGGTCCTGCAAAGGTTTCGGCATGACGTTTAGAGTCCTCCTCGGATGATCTGCTGGGCGCGCTGGGCGTTCAGCTGCTGTCGTATCGACCGAGGCGAGTACCCGGCGGCGGGTAAGTCGTCGGCGGCAAGCCCGTGAGGGGTGTCCCCTAGGAGTTGTTCGAGCCGGCCGACCCGGGCTTCGAGATCGCCCAGTTGGGCGGTAGCACGGACGCCGACGATGGCGGCGTCCTGGTAGGCCGGGAACGGGGTCGGCCCGAATTCCCGCAATGTCGACTCGGTACGGCGGACGGTGGCGCCGTCCCGATATTTCATGCCGGGCCGACGGGCCGGTTCGGACCGGTCGAACCGGCCCGAAAACGAGTAGGCCCGAATGGATCCTTCCCGGATGGCCTCAAGGACTTCGTCGGCCAACTGGGTGCGATGAAACCGGGTGCGGGTGAACAGGCCGCGGTTGTCGGCCCGGATCTCTTCGGGCACACCGATCGGCACCGAGTGACGTTCGGACGGTGTCGACCACATGGTCAGGCCGTGGTTATACATGACCGGTATCGACCCCAGTCCGGCATTGGAGCGGGCGGCCCGGTCGATGGCCCGGTTGAAACAGGTCGGGTCGATCACCTCGGAGTAGTCGCCGTCCTGGTCGCGGATGGCCGACGGGGTGTCGAAGATGGCGGCGTAGGCTTCGACGGTGCGGCCGTCTCCGCCGGCCCGGACGGTGATGTCGTCCAGCGCGAACGACCGGGTGTACGGGGTGGGTTCTTCGGCCCGGCCGGAGGCCATGGCCGTCATGTCACCAAGGCTGCCGTCGGCCTGCCAGTGGTCGGGGATCATGCTGGAGGCGCCCATGGCTTTGGCCCGTTTCATGATGTGCCGGCGGATGGCGTCATGGTCGGCGCCGCCCCGCCCGACGGCGTGGACGGCGTTGCCCAAATCTTCGCGGTCGGCGATCGGGTAGGCGCCGTCGGGCATGGCCTGACCGTTTTTGGCCATGGTCCGCAATTGTTCGGCGTTGTATTTGGCCATCTAGGGCCTCCCGTTGGCTGAAGGGTTGGCGGGCCGGCGGAAACCGTCCGGGCGGGTCGGCACCGAGGCCGGTAACGGCCGTTTCGAGGAGGCCGTCTGGGGTTGGGTGAGCACCTGGCCGCCACCGGGGGGCGAACCGGTTTTGACCGGCCGGGCCACGGACACAACATCGGACGACTCGCCCGAGCCGGGCCCGGTGACCGGCGCCCCGGTGGTGTCGGACACGTTGATGGTTTCCCGTTCGGCCACACCCGGGGTGGGGGCGTTCGGGTCGGGGACCAGCTGGCCGAGATCGCCGGCGGTGACGGCGGCGACGACCGATTCGCGGGTGAACCCGGCCTGGACCAGTGTGATGACGGCGGCGGCGTTGACCTGGGTGACCTGGGCCCGTTCGGTTTCGGCGGCCTGCAACGCCGCGATGTCGGACGTGTCGTACCACAGCTGGACACCCTGGGCGGGCATGTCGGGGATGAGCAACTGGAGGCTGGCGCACATGGACCGCCACAGGGGGCGGAGGGTGCCGTCCCCGAAGCGGCGCATGGCCGCCTGGTAGGTTTCGCCGGCCTCCGGGTTTTTCAGGCCGACAATGATCGGGGGCACGCCGGCGGCACCGCAGATCCGTTCCTGGCCGCCGGCCTGGATAGCCCGAAAGTCGAGCTGTTGCAAACTGGTGCCCATGATCGGGTCGGCGCCCTGATCCAACACCAGCGGCTGCCAGGCGTTGCCGACCCCGCCGTATTTCGTTTTCAACCGTTCCGAGATCGAGTCGATGGTCTCGGGCCGAAGTTTGGCGGCGTATTTGATGGCCGACACCGGATGGCCGTGATCCAAATACCGGGTCTTGTACGACGTAAGAGCCGAGTCGGCCATGCTGTCGCGCAGCACCGGGGTCATCCACGACATGCCCCGAAAGTTGGCGGCCGGGTCCGGTACCGGCGACCAGTGCACGATCTCGCCCACATCGAAATGCTGGGCCGGCACCGCTTGCATGGTCCCCGGCGGCGGCGGGGCCGGATCCCACTCGTAACCGACCACCCGCCGGTAGCGGCGGCCCATGCTGTCGGTCTCCTGCCGGGTGACAATGACCACCTCGGACGGCGGCAGCCGCCACAACAGGTCGTCCTCGGCTTTCCACCAGTAGCTGTTGCCGGCCAGGTCGACGTCCTGGACCATGCGGGAGATCAGATCGCCGCTGGTCCCGTTCGGCCACGGCGCCTCCAGGATGGCCAGGCTGGGATTGCCGTACAAATGTTTGTCGACCTTCGACCGGAACTTGAAGGTGGCCTCGGCCATCAGCATCATCCGGATCAGAACGCAGGCGAACACCGGCCCGTCCGTGCTGTAAGCCTGCTGGGCCGCCGACAGCACATCCTTCAAGGCGGCCTCGCGGTTGGCGTCGGTCGACATCGACACCAGGACCGCCGCCCCCGACGCCATCCCCTCGTAATAACCGGCCGCGTCTCGCAGCGAATACCGGTCCACCATCCGGTCCAGGAGTCTCACGACGCTCGCTTATACCGGTCCAGGATTTGTTCGTGGGACGACAGTTGCGGTTGAGGTCGGCTGGTGTCCTCGCGCAACAAGGCGTCCAGCCCGAACAGGAAACCGCCGACCATCAGCACCACCCCGACCATCCACACCGCGACCAGATAGGCACCCCCGGCCATGATCGCCATGGCCGCCACGATCTGGGCTGTCGGCGACCGCAGCCGACGCCGCCGTCTAGAAGGCGTCGCGGGCGTCACTCTGACCCTGCGAGCCGCCCGGCGACTGGTAGCCGCCCACCGGCGCGTGACCGGCCGGCCCGCCCTGCTCACGAATGAACCGGCCGGCGTCGGCCTGGCTACGGTCCACCGCCGACCCCGTCTCCGTCAAACCCTGCTGGACGTCGGCGGCGGTTTGGGCCATAGACGGGGCGTTCTCGGTTTCCCAATTGCCGGCCATCACATTTCTCCCGGTTCCTCGCCGATGGCCAGACCGGCATCCCATTCGAACATGGCTCCGTAGCCGCCCACCTGGTGACCGCCCGCACCAGACCCGGCCGGTGACGACATGAAATCGTGGCCCTCCGTCGAGCGGACATCCGCCGCTGACTGGCTGGCCGACATGACGCCGCCCACGTCCGGGTACGGGCCGGGCATCGAATCCTGCTCACCGGCCGGCCCGGTGTTGCCATTGCGCTGCTGTTTCGGGTTCAGATCAGCCATGAGTTTCCCTTCCTTACAGGATGACGGCCGCCACGATCCCGAGGGCGAGACCGGCGGCCAGAATGACCAGTGTGAGAACGACGGCCAGCAACCACAGGCCCGCCCGGTTGCGGTCCACCAGCGAGGACTAGCCGATGTAGATGTCGTCGGGGCCGAGCTCGCCGCCGGCGGTCCGAAACCCCCACACGGCCAGGCTGGCGGCCATGAGCGGCGAGATCTCCGACACGCTCCGGCGGCGACCCCACCGCCAGGCGTCCCCGACCGGCAACTGGACCGCCCCGGCCACCGCCGACGCCAGGCGGGAATCGCTGGTGTGCCGCAACTGCTGGTGGACGGCCAGGTCATAGAAGGTTTCGGCGGCCTGGCAGGTCTGCCGGCCGTCCGGTTCGACCACCGTCAGGCCCGCCTCGACCAGTTCGGGGATCAGGCTGGCGGCCGGCCCGGCCCGGTCGATCACCCAGCCCAGCGGCTGCCATTTCTCGTCCAGCTGGCGGGCCCGGGCCACCAGCCAGTCGGTGCCCGGCCCCATGTCCGCCACTTCCACCGCCAGCACACCGTCCGGGCGGCCGCCGGCCACGGCGATCGCCCCGACGGTGCGGATCGGGTTGACATCCAGGGCGAAACAGACCGGCGGCACGGGCCGGGTCCGCTCCCCGGACGGGTCGGTCTGGCCGTCATCGCAACGCTCCCACACCTGCTGGGGGATGATCCACGCCGACCCGTCCAGCGGCCAGTCCCCGACCCCTAAACGTTCGATGGCGAAACCGGCCGGGTCGGCGGCCATCGTCCGCCGCTCCCGGGAAATGTACTCGGCCGAGATACGGATACCCATGGCCGGATTGGCCCGGGCCCAGTCGGCCGGGCTGTCCGCATCGTAGGATTCCGGGTCCACCGACCATTCCATGTAGGCCAGCTGGGGGTCGTCGCCGGCCAGGGCGCGCACCCGGACCGCGCCCAAATGGATTGACTGCTGGTCCCCGGCCGTGGCCGCATACCAGACTTGCGGGTTCGGGACCGCCGACAGGGTCGGCAGGGTGGCCCGGATCGGCGCCGGCGTCAAAATCTGGGCCTCGTCGAACAGCACACAATCCCCGGTGAACCCCCGCCCCGACGTTTTCGACCGGGCCAGAAACCGCAGCTGGCGGCCGTCCAAAGTTTCGATCGACTCCCGGCCGGTGGTGGTGTGCGGCGTTTTGAACTTGCGGCGCAGGTCGTCCGAGTTGACGATCACCGTACAAATCCGGGTGAACGCCTCCAGGCACGTTTTGAACTCGTGGGCGGTGTGGATCAACAACACCTCGTCCAGCAGGAGCAGCCCGGCCAGCTCCCGGGCCATCAGCACATCACCTTTGCCGTTCTGGCGGGGCAGCACCTCGCACACCTCGAACGCCGACCAGCGGCCCTGATCGGTTTCGCCCAGGCCGTGCCCGAGGATCAGCTGCTGCCACGGGTCCAGGAACACCCCCACCGCCGCGCACAACTCCACCACATCCGGGCCGGCCGAGCTCACATAGGGCGGATACCGGCAGATACGGGGCTGCTGGACGCCTCTAACCGGTACGCCGGCGGGTGCGGCGACGTTCAGCAAGGTCATCGATCCTGTCTCCCGTCGGGGTCGGCGCGGCCGCGATGGCCTCCAAGGTCATTCTCAGCTCGCGGGCCAGCGCGGCCAGAGCCCGGGCCTCGCTGGCCGGGTCGTGGAGGGCCGCCTCCAGCCGGTCGGCGGCCCGCCGCAACCTCACCAGCGGGTCTTGTACGCCTTTCTGGCCGTCGACCGGGCCGACCGGATCCGGTTTCCGAGCCTGGCCCCGGCCCGCCGGTTGCACCGCCGGTGGACCATCCTGACCGGCCCTCCCGTGCCGCCCATCACCCTGGGCTGGACGTGGTCGAGGTCGAGCGGCTGGCCTGCCAGCATGAGATTTCCGCACAACGGGCACGCCCTTCCGTAAGCCAACGGCTCCAGCAGTCGGCGCTGCCGCTGATGGGCCGCACCCAGGCCACGCTCCGTGGTCGTTTTGACCATCCAGGACCCTCCAGACTTCGGGCTCACCGGCTTCGCACAAAAATGGTGGCTGCGGCGTGGGTCAACCGGCCGCCCGGTCCATCCGGCGATCTGGCCGACAGCAGCAAACCGCACCGGTCTGGCACTCCGGCCGGTCGATCAGTGGATGGGCGGTATGTAGTACCTACGGACGTCCGGATGGCTTAGGTGACCATCTAGGGCCGTCTGGTGGCCGGCCAGGGGATGGCGGCCATCCAGGATGGTTACGTTTCTGGGCGGGTCTTCTTTTGCTGCCCGGCGGGTCCTCTTTTGGAGGGGCCTGGGGATGGTCCGGGGGTCCTCTTCGGGCCCTCTTTTGGGCCCTCTTTTCGGGCCGCCCATCCTTTGGGTCCTCTTTTCAGGCGACCCTTCGTGATGGTGCCAGCGTGGTGGGGCTTCTTCTCCTGGCCTGCCCATGGCGGACGGGTGGTCAACCTAGCCGACCGGATGCTAACCCGTTCAACGTCTGGTCACAAGGATGCAGTTCGTGGCGTTTCGGTTTTTATCGGCTGGAGCGGGTTTCCGGCCCGATAGTTGTACCAGCACGGTTTCCGGTGCACCGGCACCGATTCGGGCCCGACCCGCCGGATCTGGCCGGGCACGACCGGCAACTGGCAGTAGGCGCACATTTCCACCGTCGAGGTGCGAGCCCCGATCCTGACACCGTCGACGGTCTGCCCATACCGGGACGGTGGCGGCCACAGCCGCAGACCCAGGTTGGCGACCTGGACGGCCTGGCGGGACAGATGGTCGACCTGGCCGAGCCACACCAGGGCCTGGCAGAGTTGCAACGCGGCGGCTTCGACGGTGGTGTTCTCGGCGCTGGCCCGGATACCGCTGCGGCCGGTCGGGTAGCCGCGGGCGTCGACGTCCTCGACGGCCCGGCCCCAAACCTGGCCGATCCGGTCCACGGCCCGCACCAGGGCCCGCCGGGAGCGTTCGCTGCTGGTGCAGCCCTCGTCCGGGTCGATCATTCTGCCGAAAGCGTAGAACTCTCGGCGCCGGCCCGGTGCAGCCGGCTGTGCAGGTCGACGAGGTCCCGCATGGCCCGGTTGTTGACGCGGCGGGCGCCGTGACAGCAGCGCAGATGGTCAGCCAGCGCCCAGGCCGCCTGGCGGGTGATACGGGCCCGGCGGCCGGGTTCGACCCAGGTGCGGGTTTCGAGGCGGCGGGTGATCCGGTCGTGGAGGCGGCCATGATGGGCGTGGGTCACCGGTCGCGGGTGGTCACGTCCAGGTCGTAGCGGACCATGCGAACCTTGTCTTCGAGCCGGTCCAGCCGGTCCGTCAGTTCGAACAGTTGGCGGCGCAGGCCGACCAGCTGGTCCTCGAGGGCGTAGTATTCGTCTTCGGTCATCGGGCCCGGTGGCGGTCTTTGTGGTCGTGGACGAACCGGCCCAGGCTGCCGTCCGCTTCCTCGTCGTCCATGTCCGATGGTCGTTCCCAGACTTGCAGGCAGATGTTGCACTGGGCGGCGAGCAGGGTGTCGCCGTCCATTTCCAGTTTGCGGACCGTCATTCGTTCCTCCAGTTGTTTGCGGATGCGGGCCAGCCAGAACTTCGCGGTCTCACGGCTCGATCTCGGTTCCAGGTGCATCGTCGGGCTCCTCGTCGGCGTCGGTGAGGGCGACCAGGTGGCGGCGCTCGGTGACGGCGCGCTCGGTGCGGGCTCGGGCTCGTTCGGCGAGCTGTTCGGGTGTCCACGCCGGCGGCACGTCTTCGCCCTTGGACCAGTTGGGCAGCCAGCCTGATCCGGCCGCGAACGCCGCCCGGCGAGGCTCGGGGTTTTCCCCAGCGTCGTCGCTCGCTGGTTTTCGCGAGCGACGCGACGGCGCTCCTTGCTTTTCTCTAAAGACTCCTTCTCCCCGGGAAGGATTCGGTAGGTCCTCCCGAACCATTCGGGAGGTGGTCCCTGCTGGTTCGGTAGGTACCTCCCGAACCATTCGGGAGGTCAGTTGCCAGATCGAGGACCGGCCCGGTGACTTATCCACAATCAGGTAGCCGCTATCCACCAGTCTTGTGAGGGCGGCCTGGGCGGTGTCGTAGTTGACGCTCATGTCGGTGGCGACCCGCCCGATCGACACCGACGCCATGGCCGTGTACCGGTCGGCCCGGCAGGCCAACACCAGCAAAGCCTGTTTCGCGGACCGGTCCAGATCCCACACGTCCAGGGCGGCCATGACGGCGGCGATGTGCATCAGAGGATGCCTTTGAATTCGTGCATGGCCTGCAACACCCGGGCCCGGGTGTTCGACACGATCAGGCGCAGCTCCCGGGTGGTGTAGCCGGTGCCGTCCGGTATGCGGGCCGGGATGCCGTAGCCGGCCAGCTGGGCGTTCAACCGGTCCAGCTCGTCGAGCAGGCGGCGCCGTTTCGGGCCGATGCCATTGTCACCGTCCGCCATCCGTGACCTCCTGGCCGGGTAGTGTCGGTGCGGGTGCCAGGGAACTCCCCAGTTGTCGGCCCCGTCACCTCCTAAGCGGTAGGATCGGCCCGCCCCTAGACAGGCGGGCCGGCACCGCTCACGGCGTCCCATACCTGCCGATAGCGGGCAGGGCCAGATGGTCAAGTAGCTGCCGTCCGATGAACTCGGTATAGGCCGGCGGGATAGCCTGGGACAGTTCGTTCCGGTTCATCCAGTCGATGCCCATGACTCGCTTTCTTTCCTCTATGGGCGAGCCCCGGCCCCAGCGGCGGTAGTAGTCCTTGTTCGGGTTGTGGCCGAACACCGGGACCACCCGGCCGTCGTGCCAGCACGGCGAAAGCATGGTCAGCGGCAACGAGAAGCTGACCTCGAACCACCGGGGCCGACACAGGTAGGCGTCGCCCGCCCGCAATCCGAACTGGCAGCCGCAGAGGCGAAAGTCCGCTCGCAGCGGGGCGCCTGGCACATTCTCGATGACCCACGGCGCCGATTGCGCCCGTAGGCGATCCCTGACCGGCGGCAGCAGATCAGGGTGATGGTTGCCGCGCATCGACCGGGCGACGGTGTACCGCTGGCAGGGCGGCGAAGCGTGGATCACGTCGAACCCGGCCAGCGGCCAGGTCATAGCGTCGCCCTGGTGGAACTCGTCGCCGCAGTAGCGCGGCTGCGGCATGTTGTCGACGCCGACGACGTAGAACCCGGCGTTCTGGTAGCCGCGGGTGCAACCGCCCGCACCGCAGAACAGGTCGAGCAGGCGGGGCCGATAACGTCCCCCATAGTCGGCGTTTCCGGTCATGGCTCCGACCTGCCGTTAGGGGGCAGGTACGGCTCGTAGAGTGGGAGACATTCATCGCAGATCAGGAACGGCAGTCCGCCACCTGGATCTGCAATCCTCGTGATCGGCATGTCCATCACGCCGCACTCGTCGCAGTCAGCCAAATCCCTTTTGATGCGGGCCGAATGCGGTCTAGCGATGCTCGCCTTCGGTCCCATGCGGAGGTCGAGGCAAGGCGTTCCTCTGGGCGCGCCACATCGGCGGCAAGAGTCGTAGAAGCTCCAGTCGATAACGCGCCCATAGTCGGCGTTAGGGGTCATGGCCGGTTGTCCTCCAGCTGGCGGCACAGATCGTCAGCCCGGTCGAGGGCGTGACTGTTGGTGGGGGTCGGGTGGCGCAGGTAGTTGTTCCAGGCGGCCCACTGGTGGTGGGCGGCCCGCCACCGCCGCCACCGCCAGGCCAGCCACTGCAGATACTGGGCCTTATCCGTACTAGACACGGCTGGTCTCGATGATGTCGG